CCTGCACATACAAGCAGATGGTATAGGTCTTCGCTTCGATGGTTCATCAAACACAACCAAGAGTATCTTCTACAGAAACACATCTGCATCTAACCCTGCACAAATTCTAACAGATGGATCATTGAGGTTGTTTACGGAAGACAGCGGTACAGACATTCGTTTTCATGTAAACAGTGACGGATCTAGTAACGAGAAGATGCGTATTAACTCTACGGGTGTAGGCATCGGCACGGCTGGCCCGAGTAAGTTACTTCATGTAGTTGATGGTGAAGGAACTGTTCCAACTATCGGTGCTGGAGGAGTAGCAATAGTCCAAAACAACGATAACACTGGTGATAACTGTCGCCTCACCATTCTTGCAGGAGCAGCGGCTTCTAGTATGATAGAATTTGGTGATGCGAGTGATGCTGACGTAGGTCAAGTTGAGTACAGTCATAATGAAAACAAGATGAACTTTAGGGTCAATGGTGGCACAAAGATGTCTCTTGATTCTTCCGGCGACGTCGGTATTAGCGGCGATATAACTGCCAACGGCGGTTTTGCTCAATTTGGTGTTGCTGACACAACGCCGGGATTGCTTTATCTCTACGGAGGCGCTACAGGTGGAGAAGGTGGAGAGATGAGAATCTATAATAATGCCGATGATGATTCTACATATGACTACTGGCGAGTTGATAGTGATGGATCTGGTAACTTTAGAATAGGTCGAGCGGGTACTACAGACTTTTCAATGAATCTGAGTGGTCAAATCACAGATATGCCGCAACTCGCTCAGAAATTAGATATAACCGTAGCTGGTACTTCAAACAGTAGTACAGGTCTTGAAATAAACAGCACTGGAACCAATTTTGAATCTGACACTGGCATGATAGAAGTTACTCATGCAGGATCTGGAACACCTACAGGTGGTTTCTTTTGCAAATTCAATCATGGAGGTTCTACAAAGTTCTCCGTTAAGGGAACTGGACTTGTAGCTTGTGATAGTATTAATGTGACTGGTGCTGTAACTTGTGACAGTGTTGATGTAGCAAATGATGTAGATATAACTGGAACATTAACGAAGGGATCTGGATCATTTAGAATTTCTCATCCTCTCGATACCAAAAAAGATACACATTACCTTACTCATAGTTTTATTGAAGGCCCTCAGGCAGATCTAATATATCGCGGAAAAGTAGCCCTTGTAAGTGGTTCTGCTACGATCAATATAGACACACACTCGACTATGACAGAAGGAACCTTTGTTGTTCTATGTCGAGATATTCAAAGTTTCACAACAAATGAAACCGGATGGACTGCCGTGAAATCAAGTGTCTCTGGTAACATTCTCACAATACAAGCTCAAGATTCTTCCTGCACAGATACGATTAGTTGGATGGTTGTCGGTGAAAGACAAGATCCTACGATCTACTCATCATCGATGACTGATGATGAAGGAAGAGTAATTGTAGAAAAACTTAAAGTGGAAAACTCACCATAAAATGACATATACATTCAAAATAAAGAAAATAGCAACTAAACAAGATTCTGCTGAATCTGATCAGATAATTCAATCAATCAATTATGAGATAATTGGAACAAATGATTCTAGTCCTCAAGAGTCAGCATCTTATCTACATACTTACAATTCACAAAATTCTTCTCCAGAATTGGTATACTCGAATTCTTTAACTGAAAGTGCGGTTATTGCAATAGTTAGAGCTCATTACGACAGCAATGAAGCGTTTCGAACTAATGTGAATACTTACCTTGCGGATAAGATCGCAGAAAACAGACCAATTCAGAGGATACTTCGTGAAAAGGATTTCCCTTGGACGGAAGAGTAAACATTATAAATAGAGAATATGGCCAAACCCGCAACAAGACAACAACACATCGACTATTGCTTGAGAGCTCTTGGTCATCCAGTGATAGAAATCAATGTGGATGATGATCAACTCGAAGATAGAGTAGATGAATCACTACAGTTCTATCAGGAGTATCATAGTGATGCGATTGTTCGTAATTTGCGAAAGCATGTTCTCACACAGACGGACAAGGATAATAGTTACATCGACATACCAAACTCGTCAAACATCTTTACGATTAATAATGTTTTCACGATTACAACCGCACAATCAGCGACTAGTATTTTCTCGGTAGACTATCAAATACACTTTAACGACATCTTTGATCTTGGAGGATCTTATGGTGGAGTGGTTAATTATGAGATGACAAAACAGTTTATGTCTCTTATTGATCGCAACATCAACGGAATGTACGAGATGATCGAATATTCTCGTCATAAAAATCGTGTTAATTTTCACGCTAATGTTCTCAAAGATTTAGATGTTGGTCAATATGTAATCTTCGATGGATATGAAGCAATCGATCCTGAGACGTTTACAGATGTGTACAACGATATGTTTTTGAAGAAATACACGACTGTTCTCTTTAAGAAACAATGGGGACTCAATCTCATTAAGTTCGAAGGTATGCAACTTCCGGGCGGAGTGACTTTCAATGGAAGACAAATTCTTGATGATGCAAATGCCGAGATCGAAAAAATCGAGGAACAAATGCAATTGAGATATGAAGCTCCTCCACATTTCTTTATAGGATAATATGCCTCGTAACGTATACTTTAGTCAAGGCACTACAGCCGAGAAGAGACTTCACGAAGATCTTGTAATCGAGTCCTTAAAAATCTATGGACATGATTGTTACTATATTCCAAGGAAGATAGTCAACACAAACGCGATCTTCAGTGAGGATGCTTTGTCACAGTTCGGCGATGCGTTTATGATTGAAGCATATGTTGACAACATCGATGGATTTGGTGGAGACGGAGATCTTCTTACTAAGTTCGGTGTTGAGGTGCGAGATCAAATGACTTTGATTATCTCGGATCGTCGATGGCAGGATCTTGTTGGTAGATTTCAATCAACAGATGCAGATTCTCTTCGACCCAAAGAAGGTGATCTTATCTTCTTTCCGATGGTCAATGGTCTCTTTGAGATCTCATTTATCGAAGACGAGAATCCTTTCTATCAACTTCAGGGTCTTCCGACCTTTAGACTTACTTGTGAGCTCTTTGAGTACAACAATCAGGCGATTGATACAGGCGTTGATGAGATTGATGTATTTGAGACAGAGTTCGCAACAAGAACAAAACTTACCTTGGGTGCTGGATCAGGTACTTACAACATAGGAGAAGTCGTTACTCAGGGTCTTGGAGATAAGAGTCCACAGAGTGTCGTCACAGCCGAAGTTGCGGCAGATAGTGATTCTCCTTCTGATGGATCTGGTTTTCTGGTTGTATATAATATTACTACATCTTTTGATTCACCAGAAAGAAGCACAACTCAGTTTGGAATAACAACGGGTAATGTCGGAAATATTATAGGAGCAGATTCAGGTGCTTCGTATGCAATTGCCGCAACTGATGGGTTTACTTCTATTGACGATAATGATGAAAATGCTCAGAACGTGGACTTCGAAACAATGGGTAACTCTTTCATTGATTTTAGTGAGTCTAATCCTTTTGGAGAAATCAACGTAACAACTTAAGATGCTTAACGGACAATACTTTTACAATCAAACCATGAAAAAGGCGGTTGCCGTCTTTGGTACAATCTTTAATAATATCAAGATTGTGCGACAGGGTGGTAGTATGGAAAGAGTTCCGTTAGCATATGGCCCAAAGGCAAAGTTCCTTGCTCGTATCAATACCGAAAGAGATCAAGCAGAGAAACAGAGTATTGCAATCAAACTTCCAAGAATGTCGTTTGAGATTACATCAATCTCCTATGACACGACCGCAAAACTTAATCGGATGAACAAAAGAATGTTTCCGGTTAGTGGAAGCAGTGTCAAAAAGACTAGTGTGATGCAAAGTGTTCCCTATAAGTTGGGGATGCAGCTGAATATCTTAGCGACAAACCAAGACGACGCTTTACAAATTTTTGAACAGATCCTTCCATCTTTTACACCCGAGTACACCATCGCGATAAAGAATATGGAGGGGCCTGATACGTCAACCGACGTACCAATCGTTCTCAATGGTGTTTCTTTTTCAGATGAGTATGAAGGATCTTTTGAAACACGAAGAACTTTAATTTACACTCTTGAGTTTGAGATGCGTGTTCGATTCGCCGGAACAACATCCGAAGGTAAGATCATTCGCATCGTCGATACTTACTACTACAGTAAGATGTTGGATACCGACGACAGTCCAAGAATTGATACTTCTAATCCAGTTGGAGAAGAGAATGTAAGAGTCATCGCAGACGACGATGGATCTCCGTTCGATAGTTTAGATAGTCCATTAGATATAACAACAACATTTGGTTTTGATTATGCCTCCCCGTGATAAAAATGATATTGTTGCTGCTTTAGAAAAAAATCTTCCGGTCACTACTAAGATCATCCCCGAAAAGATCAAATCTAATGTTGATCAGGGGGAAATCAACAATGATACAGAGACTGATGTAGATTATTCTCGGCAAAAGATGAAGGAACTGATCGATATGAGTTCCGAAGCAATTCAGAATATGATGGCACTTGCGTCTGAAACCGAACATCCTAGAGCCTTTGAAGTTCTTTCCAACATGATCAAACAGGCATCCGAGATGTCACAGGATCTTGTAAAACTTCAGAAGACGCGAAAGGATATCACTCAATCCAAAGAAGAATCAAATAGAAACACCACAAATAATGCAATCTTTGTAGGCTCAACGAATGAGTTACAAAAGTTTTTGAAGAATCGTGATACTGATGAATGAAGTAGGCGGATACCTTGGTAACGCTTTAGTTAAGAGAGACGGACTTCCACAGGATTATACTCAAGATCAAGTCGATGAGTATATCAAGTGTATGAATGATCCGATCTACTTTGCGGAGAACTATGTCAAGATCATTACCTTGGATAGTGGACTGCAACCCTTCAAACCATATCCTTATCAAAGGGAGATGTTTGAACAGTTCAATGAGAATCGATTCAATCTTGTTCTCGCGTGTCGTCAATCGGGTAAGTCGATCTCTTGTGTGGTTTACATTCTTTGGTACGCAATCTTTAACTCCGAAAAG